TTGGATCTATGGAATGAGTGTGTCTACAGCTCCACAAAGAATTGAAGAAGATGAAGTCTTATTAGCCAACTTTCTATTGTCTTGTAATATGACTTATCGTTATTCCGAATAACCCTAAATATAAAAAACATCCTCTAATATTACTTTTGAGGTAAATAATGGCAAAAATAAAAGTTAAAGTTAATCCGGTCTATCCTGCCGATGCAATCGGTGATGAAAAAACAGGTTTAACATTTACCAAGAATGAATGGACAGAAGTAACCGGGACTGATTGGAAACGACTAAAAGAATCTCAAGGAAGACTTTGGGATGAGTTCAGCATACCTAGACTCATTGCAGAAGGTCAAGATTGGGAAGTTGTGAAAGTCAATCAAACCACTATGGGAGTGGACAACACACCTATAGATGGGGATGAGGTAGAAGACATTTCTGATGATTGGTATGGATCAGAAGAAGAGTAACTAATGAGAATTAGTTTGCAAACTAATTACAAAGTATAAGTTAGGAGAACTATATGGCTACTACAAGTTATAACACTTCAGGTGCAATATCTGATGTTCTCATCGGAACAGGTGTTCTTTATGTGGGTGCGAAAGGTAGTACTTTCCCTGCACAAGATTCAACCACAGCAACAGCTTGGGCAGATAACGATTCTGCTTGGACTGATGTTGGATATTCCGAAGATGGATGGTCTCTTGAATATGACAAGACTTTTGAAGACATTATGGTCGCAGAAGAAATTGATCCTATTAAGTCTGTAAAGACTGCACAAGAGATTCGTTTGACAGGTACACTTGCTCAAGCAAGTATGGCTGCTATTAAAGAAGCATTCGGAGGTGGTACTATCACAGAAGATGATACTACAAACTTTGCTTCTGGATTTGATACCTATACTCCACCTTCAACTGATGACTTCACTGAAAAATCACTTTTATTAGTGACAGAGGGTCCAGGAGGTAGTGTTAGGCATTTTCATATCCCAAGAGCTGTGAATGTCGGTGCTTTCACAATGGCTCATCAAAAAGCTCCACAAAAAGTGTTGCTTGCTGTTGAGTTCAAAATATTAGTACCAGACTCAGTGTCTACATCCGTAGGAACAACAAATGGTAAACAAAATCTATTCAAGATTATAGATAATACCAATGCTTCAACCGAAGGAAGTGTAAACTAAATTTAATGCTTTACTAGATCGGAGGAAAATTATGAGTGAGCGTTTTAAAGATTTTGATGCTGCTAAGGATGCCTTAGCTAACGAAGCGATTGTTGCGAAGATAAATGGTAAGGAATATAAGTTCCCACCCTACTTATCAGCAAAGGTCGTTTTGAATCAGTTGACATGGATCAACGAGGATGGCAGCCTGGCAGCTTCAGATCTTCCAATGTGGTTTAAAACTGTATTTGGAGAAGAAAATTTCGAGGAAATCTCAAGTGATGTTGATTTCCAAACTTTACAAGATGTTTCTGCTTGGTTAATGGAACAATATGGACTTAACCAAACAGATATAGTCAATGATCAAACTGATGGTGAAGATGAGGGTGATACCCCAAAATAATCTACAAGACTACTGACATTGTAGATCGGTGGTCTTATGTCGAATCTGACTTTAACAAAATCTACAATATTTTAGAGCCTTTAGATCTGGAATGGCGCAAATTTTACAGATTACTTAGTACAATGCCTATAGATAGTTCTTTATTTTATCAAGCAAACACTGATCCTGAACAAGAGGTATCAGATGAGCCACCTAAGGGATGGTGGAAAGAAGAGTTCGATAGAAGAAGAGGTAGACACCGAAGAAATAGAGTGAATACAACTATTGATCAGATGATTGGAGATCAAGATAGAATAGCGAGAAACGATGGAACAAGCAACAGTAGGTAATGTAAGCGTAAATATTGGAGCTATCACTAACTCCAAACAAATGGTACAAGATGCTCAGACAGTTGCCGATGAAAATGTTAAGGCAGTAAAAAAAGTCCAAGGTGCCATGACTACTATCTCGACAATAAGCTTGGCAGGTATAACTGCTGCAGGTGTAGCTTTGTTAGGATCTGCTCGTGCAGCTATAGTTTTTGAAGATTCTTTTGCAGGTATAAGAAAAACTGTAGAAGCCTCAGAAGAACAATTCGGAAGATTAGCAACCTCAATTAAAGAAATAGCTTCCGTTGCCCCTATGTCCTCAACCGAACTTAATAGAATTGGTGAACTTGGTGGTCAATTAGGTGTTGCTGTAAGTAATTTACCAGATTTTATAAAAACAGTTTCTACACTAGCAGTAACCACTAACTTAACAGTAGATGGTGCTTCGCTAGGTTTAGCACGACTAGATGCTATAGCTCAAACTAATGGCGAAACTTTTCAAAACTTAGCATCAACAATAGTAGATCTCGGAAACAACTTCGCAGCTACTGAATCTGAAATCATGACAACTGTCTTGCGTATAGCTCATGCAGCTGCCCAAGTTGGAGCAACAACTCAAGATGCCTTAGCCTTTGCTACTGCACTTCAAGCTATCGGTGTTCCGGCTCAAGCAGGTGGTACTGCTGTAGCGCGTGTATTCCAAAGTATTCAATCTGCATTAATTCAAGCACAAGGTGAAACTACAGAATTTGGAAGAATTGCTGCACAATCAGGTCAAGTTGCAGCAGATGGTTTTGATGAATTATTCGGAGAAGATCCAGCTAAAGCTGTTCAATTTTTTATTGAAGGTTTAAATCAATTAAACTCTTCTGGAGATGATGTCATATCCAGGTTAGAACGATTAGGTTTATCACAAAGAAGAACTACTTTAGCTATATTAGGTTTAGCTGAAGCTGGAGATTTGGTCAACAGAACATTAGATACAGCAAGAACAGCTTTTGATGATAACAGTGCTGCTACAGAAGAGGCGTTAAAAAAATATGGAACGCTTGCCTCACAAATACAAATAACTAAAAATATCTTTAACGAGTTAGGTGTACAAATTGGTGATAATGTAACTCCACTTTTAAAAGAATTAAATCAAACAGTACAAAGAGTAACTTTAGGAATAATACAATCTGAAAATGCTTTTAACCTTATACAATTAGCTTTAAAACTCTTAGGTGTTGCTCTTGCAGCAACTATAACTCAAATGAAAGCATTTCAAGTTTTACTATTGGCTATTTCAAAACATCCTATAATTGCATCTTTATATGCTATATCTGCTGGTATGGTCTATTTTCAAGGAAAGACAGCGATAGCAGCAGGAGCTGTAGAGCAATTAAGAAGACAGCTTGATGGATTCACCGGAGATGGAGCAGTTACAGCAGAAGTAATTGCAGGTCTTATAGAACAAACTAATGAATTCCAAGATTTAGGAGAAATGTCATTTTTTGATCCAGATCAAATTAAACAAGATTTAGCTTTAGGTCTTTCCGGATCTGAAGAAGAAATAACAGCATTTAAAGATAAATTTATAGATGAACTTAATTTTAGTAGATCAGTAGCATCAGGAAAAAATATGCTTACATCTTTCAATGATCAACTAATGACAGGTAAGATGACTGCTGAAGAAATTATTGCATCAGCTCAAAAAATGGTTGGCGAAAATGGTTTGATTCAAGACTCAATCTTAGACATGGAAGATGTCACTAAGTTTGTAAACATGTCAGAACAGCAAAGACTTATGGCTTTAAATAATGCTTTAGAGATAGAGGAAGAATACAACGCAGTTTATGAAATTTTTCAATTAATTACCTCTGCCCAAGAAGCAAATCTTAAAGTGAAAAAAGAAAAACTAAGATTAGAAGCATTAGAAGCTATGGGTATTAGAAACATAGGTGATCTAACTGATGAAGAAAGAAGACAATTAGAGCCTCTCATTGTTGCAATGGAAAAGAGAATTGAAGCAGGAGAAAAAACAGTTGATGTTCTTGATGACATAGCAAATGCTGAATCTGAGGCTGAAAGTATATTTGATAGAATAGCAACTAACACAATTGAATCTGCTGAAAGATTATTTGATTCCTTAGATTCCGTTGGTGAAATGACAGCTAAGTCTGCTGAAGAAATAAATAAAGCATTAGCTGACAAAATTAGATTAGGTGACATTTTCCAAGCACAAATAGCCTTCTTGAAAAATGAAGGATTTGATGATGTTGCATTAGAATTTTCTAAACTAGGACCAGAATTTGCAGCAACACTACAAGCCTTATTAAATGATCCACAAGCATTAAGCCTAAGAGAGCAATTATTACAACAAGCTAATCTTTCTGAGAGTAACGAACTAAAAGATGCATTATTTGGAACTGATGAGGAAGTACTAGATAAAACAACACAAGCAGGTAAAGATTTTATTAATGGATATATTAAAGGTGTAGAAGAACAAGCTGTTGAATTAGATAACGCAGTAAAAGAGGTTATGCTAAATACAGTATCTGTAGCTGAAAAAACTTTGGGTATAGAGTCACCTTCTAAAATTACCAAAGATTTAGGTAAATTTATAATTTTAGGATTTGTTGAAGGTTTACAAAAGTCATATCCAACAATGGAAAGAACTTTTGAAGGACAAATGATTGATTTAGTCTCTATGGCCAAGCAAGCTGCAAGTGAAGCAAACAGTGCAATAAGTGGCGCATTTTCTTCACAGTTTAATTTATTTGGTGCAAATCAAAGTGTTTTATCTGGCGAACAAAAGTTAAATGATTTACTAAAAGAACAAACTACTTTGCTCAAAGGAAATACAGCTGCTATGACAAAGGGCATTCAAGATGCAAGAGACAAAAGAGATTTCTTAAAAATAGCATATGAAGAAGGAACGATATCTCTAGCTGAATATCAATTAGCTGAAGAAGAGTTGACTGAAGCTGAAAATGCTAGATCTGATAGATTAGCTGAACTGGATAAAGATATTTCTAATGCAAACATACAACAAGCTCAAAACTTATTCAATATGGGACAACAAGCATTTGAACTTTTATCATTAGGTCCTGATGCTGTCAATATAT